TTACATCCACATAATTTGCTGCCCTGACGGCAACGGGTGCGGCCTTACGGCGTGGACTTCTCCCGGCTTCACGATGTATCTCTGTACCGACTCATAGGTGATGAACGTGGCGCTGCAATTCACGTTCTGGCACTGGTGATAACGCTCTTTTGTCGTGTCAGTGATATAGCGGCTTGTACGCGCATGTGCGGCATGCTGGCATAAAGGACAATGAAACATCGCGAGCACCTCTTCCGGTTTTGTTGATAGTGCCATTTTAGTTAATTTATCTTTATAAAACAAACAGATAAACAAAAGACATCACTCATAATCTTCTGTTTCGTACTCCACATCAGAAAGCCTGACCTCAAGCTCCAAGGACGTCGTGAAGCCGCTATTATTCAGAAAATGTGTCACCTTAGTGATTGTCCAGTCCTGCTCGTCTATGACGCGCTTAAAGCCTGACACTCTGACCGGTGTTTCCGTGTAAATATCTGCACGACCGGTAGCCAGGATGATGGAGAACTCCGCAACGCCCCGTTGCAGTTTGTCCCACTTCGCCTGAGCAGCACGCATGGCCTGTGCTTTCGTGGCATATACCGTGGTCAGGGCAAAAACGTTGTCAGCCTCACCGGCCATGTATTCACCTTCGCGCGCTTCCGGTACTTTTGGCGCTTTCTTCTGCCTGACCGGTTTCGCTTTCGGGTGCTCCAGTGCGCGCAGGTGTTTCTCTTTCTTTTTACGTTTCAGTTTTACCTTCTGCTTTTGCGGCTTCGGGTCTTTGGTGTGTAACCACTTTGCCGTTACGCCGGTGTAGGCTCCACGGTCAGCAATCGCAAAATGATGACGGTCGCCGTCGCTGCGGGTGATGGTAATCTGCGGGATTTTTTTACCGCTGGCCGTCACCCCCTGCCCCGCTTTGAGAAACAACAGTTTTCCCATTTTTACCGACACCTCACCGCCGTTGCGTTCAGCAAGGCGGGTCAGGAATTTCGCATCGGACTCCTGCGACTGGTCGATGTGCGGGATTTTAATTCCGGCCAGTGACGGAGCAACACTGGCTTCCAGCTTGTTACGGGAGGCTATCGCCTCAACAATCGCACCGAGCGTGGTGTCATGCCATGAGCCTTCCCGGCGGGAATTGAGCGTCCCGCGAAAATCTGCACTCCGGGCGCGGATGGTGACCACATCCGGCGCGCCCCGGTGTTCAACCTCATCAACGGTGAATTTCCCTTTGCATACCAGGGCAAAACCTTTCCAGCCGATATACACCGTCAGGACAGCGCCACGAACCGGCAGCCCGACCTGCCCGTCGGCATCGTTCAGTTCAATATCAAGCTGGTCAGCCTCAAAGCCCCGGTTATCCGTCAGGGTCATGCTCATCAGACGGTCGCTGATATTGCCGGTAATATCCCTGCTGTCGAGCATCAGCATGTAATCCGGCGTCAGCGTACTGCCTGCATCAAATGTCAGCGCATCCAGCATTATCCCGCCCCCGTCATACCCGTGAATTTAGTCGCCATACTGCCAGCCTTACCGATGAGCGATTCCGCCTGTTTACCGATATCGCCATAAAGCGCGGCCAGTGATTCATCCACGCGGGTGAGCGACAGCGTAAAATCAATTTTCCGGGGTGTGCCGTCTGCAAAGAAAATACTCCCTGTTTCACTCACCCTGCTGATGACATACATGCCGTAAATCATGCCGGAGCCATCCAGCAACGGCCACGCCCGGCCTTCCTCTGCCATCAGTCTGAGCGTGGTCATCGTCAGCTTGCCGCCGGTCAGTTCGGGATAAAGCACACCGGCAAGCGTGATGTTTTCCTCGCCAACACCGAGAAACTGAAAGGCATCCCGTTTACCGATACGGGAATTTGACGGCCAGCGATAATCTGATTCACGCTGCATGGTCTGGTGTGGCAGCGTCTGGCGCATAAAAACAAACATACCTAACGCGAGCATCATTTTTCGTCACCTCCTTAACCGTCATGCATCATGCTGGCACGGGCGCGCGCACGTTTATCCCGCTCGTATTTTTCGAGCGCATCCTGTAACTGGCGGTCAAGCTGTGTTCCCGGCGCAGTACCGCCCGTCAGGTTGATGTGATATTCGTTTTTACTCTGGTCCACATAAGAGCGACCAGCCGGTGCCGTGACCGGCTGATAAGCCTGATAGCCTGCATAAGAGCTGGTCGCCGGAATATAACCACCGGTGCCATACGTGGCGGCATGAGTCCTTGCGGCGGTCTGATCAAGTGTGTCTGACTCTTTGTTGATAACACCGAGTTTTTCCAGTACCCAGTCAATACCGCTGCGCAGTTTGTTGAACGCATTAAGCGGCAGCATCAACGCGTCAGCCAGTGCCTTCCCGAACATGACACCCGTGTCACGGCAACGGTTCAGGGTGTCCTGGGTGGCTTTGACGGGGGCAATCAGGTTTTTAAACCACTGCCACGCGGCCTGTAACTTTTCACCCAGCCAGTCAAACAGCGGCTTAAGTGGCGTGAACAGTTCCCCCACCGGCGCAAATGCCGCTTTCAGCCCTTCCACCACACCGCCAAAGAATGCGCTGACAGGCTCCCAGTATTTACGGATAAGCAACGCCCCGGCGACAATTGCAGCCACCACGGCCACAACCGGCCAGCTAATCGCCCCGATGGCCGTCATAACAGCACTGCCAACCGTCGTGAAGATTGCCCCCATTGCGCCTGCTGCCGCGATGATGGCATTGATGCCAGTGATAACCGGCCAGGCTACGAGGCCAATGGCACCGATGACAGCAGTCAGCGCCAGTGCACCACCGACAATGAGGCCGATGGTTGACGCCAGTGATTTGTTTTTCTGGATCCAGCCGTCGAGTTTTAACACATACTTTGTGGCCGTCTGCGTGAGCTTACGCAGTGTGCCTTCCTGCTGGTCAAACAGGTCAGTCCCCACCGCCTCATAAGCGGACTGAAACTCCTTAAAGTCGCCTCCGAGGTTATCCTGCATGATTTTAACCAGCTCTTCCGTTTTACCGTCCGAGGCTTTCAGCGTGGCGGTCAGCTTATCCAGTTTTCCGCTTGCTGCCGCTGCCAGTAAAACGTTCGCTGATTTCAGGGCTTCCTCACCAAAAATGGTTTTAAGGTATTCCCCTTTCTGAGACGTTCCCAGCTTGTGTTTATCAAAGCTGGCCTGAATCTCTTTCAGAATGGTGAACAACGGACGCATATTTCCCTTTTTGTCCGAGGTTTTAACGCCAAGCTCTTTGAGTGCATCCCATGCTTTTCCAGTCGGTGCCTGTAATCGGGTGACAACGGCGCTACTACCCGTACCCGCCATTGACCCCCTGATGTTATTGTCATGCAGCACACCTGTCATGGCCGCTGCCTGCTCAAGACTTACACCTGCCGTCCTCGCAACAGGCCCGAGGTAAGTCAGTGCATCACTGAGTCCCTGAAAATCAGCCGCCGACTTATTCATCGTTGCCGACAACACGTCGCCCACATGGCTGACATCATCATTTGACAGTTGAAAGGATGCCTTAGTCCCCAGCAACAGTTGAGCGTTTTCTTCCATCGACCGCTGATTCGCCAGTGCCATATTCAGCGTGACCGGCGTTGCCGCCTGAATAGCCGCAGCATCTCCACCCGCTTTCGCAATGATAATCTGCGCACCGGCCGCATCATCCGCTGAGGCGGCGGTGTTGTCGCCGAGCTGGCGCGCCTGCTTGCGGAGTGCAGCCATTTCGGCAGAGTCTTTTGCCACACCGAGCACAGCCTGCAATTCCGAGTTTTTCTGCGCAAACTCATAACCGGGCATCAGCAGCTTAACTCCGGCCATCGTTCCCGCCGCCGCAATCCCCACACCGGCAGCGCCTACTGAGGCCATATTTCCGGCCAGTTCCTTTCCGGCCTGATAACGCTGTTTTACTGCGTTAAGTTTTGCCTGTTGCGCACTGACACGCGCCAGCGCATCACGCTGACGGTTAAGCTGGGCGGTGGTTTCACTGATACGGTTTTTCAGTCCCTGCTCATCATGTGCAAGATTGCGGGTATTAATTCCCACAGCGGCCAGTTCCCGCTGCTGGCGTTTAACTGAATCCGTCAGGCGGTTATATTTCGCCTGTAAGTCCTCCGCCGCTCGCTTTGCTGATTCCAGCACTTTCGCCTGAGCACGGGTCGGACGTTCGGTGTTTTTAAACTGTGTGGCAAGGGCTTCGGCTTCCTGCCGTGCCTTTTCAAGTGCATGACCAGTCACGGCAAGCTGTGCACTGGTCTTGCGGAATCCCTCAATACGGGATGCCTGACCGTTCAGCTCGCGCAGTGATTTTTGTGTTTCCCGGATATCCCCCGACAGCGACTTACTCGCTGTGCGGATGGATTTAAACGGGCGGGATGCCTGGTCAACAGCCCTGAGCAATACCTGTAATTTTACATTGTTACTCATTCGTGTTTCCGCTTCGCCGGAGCGCATTTTCGCGCCATGTGATGAGTTCGGTCAGGCTCATGGGATACAGTTCTGATGGCGGCCAGTGAAATATCACTGCCACATCCGCCATCAGGTCATCGACCGAGAGATTTTTCGGAAACGTTACTGCACCGAGTTCGGCGACAAAAAACCGACCACCTTACCGGCCAGCGCCACAAGGTCAGGCAGTTCCAGTGCGGCGACTTCCTGCTCGGTCAGCATCGGTGCCGTCATGCGCGGCAGCACCTTAATCAGTGCATCGACTTCGGAATTTGCGACCGCAGCCAGACTGACACCGCGCAGCGTCCCGGCGTTAGGTTTCATCAGCGTGACCTGTTCGATAACCTGCTCACCACGTTTGACCGGATTGTCCAGGGTAATGACGTTTTCTTTGTTCATGGTTTTCTCACTTCTGAATCGGGGTTAACCGGTCAGCCAGGCTGACCGGATGAAAATCACAGGCCGATATTGCGGCGGTGTTGCTCCAGCCGGTCGACGCCGTTCACCTTCTCAATCATGTTGATGGTGTCGATTTCGACCAGCTCCTTACCGTCCATCGTCAGCCGGAAATAGGTGCAGACCACGGAGATTTTCGACTCGGTGTCTTCTCCCTGTTTGCCCTCGCCGGTGTCGATTTCTTTCTGACGTCCACGCATGACCACCTCGACGGCCACCGTTTCGCCGGTATCGTCGCGCTGGTAAGAGCCTGCAAAACGAATCGGTACGGCATCCACACCGGTTGCGGCGTAAAGCTCCCAGATAACCGAATCCGGGAAGCCACCGAGCGACCACTCCATTGACAGCGCATCGTCATCAAGGCCGAGGTCTACCGGTGCGCTGCCGTTCATCCCCGCACCGCGATAGTTTTCGAGCTTACGGGTCAGTTTTGGCAGCGTGACGGACTTCGCGACGCCCTGATAGCTGTAGCCGTTCAGAAAGACGTTCATTAACTTGAGTTTGCGCGGCATTGCCATCGGTCAGGCTCCTTAATTGCTGTTAACCGAGGTGACCAGATTTGCCAGGTATTTATCGGTAATACGCTGGCGCAGGGTCAGGTTTTCAAGAGGAGGCACCGGGGTATAGTCGTAGTCGATATACAGTTTTCCGGCCTTGAGGGTTTCCGCATCGTTGGATTCTTCGCTGAACCAGCAGGTCGCATCCACGATATAGCCGTTTGTTTTCAGCTCACGGAATTTGGCATTGATGCCGTCAACGATGTCGCGAATCAGCGTTGCGGTGATGGGCTTGTCCACCGCCCACATGTGCGCCTCAGCCATCGTGTCGGCCAGCACCTGCGCGGTGCGGGTGTAGTTTTCAAAGAGGAACAGCGGGTCATCAGAGCAGGTACGGTTACCCCAGAAGCGGAAACCGTCGCGGCGAATCAGCGTAGTGACGCCTGACTCGTTAAGCAAGTCAGCATCGGTGCCGGACTCCTGCAAATCCCAGAAGACGGATGCGCTGATGCCGGTAACACCGTTCACCCCGACATTGGACAGCGTTTTATGCCAGCCCTGCTCCTGGTCGATTTTAGCGCGCAGACCCAGCGCACGGGCGGTGGCATACGCGGTGGCGGTGGTACTGGTGACCGTATCCCATGCGAGGAAATCCGGCCAGATGACCATCAGCTCACGCTGGCTGAAATTCTGGCGGTAAGCTTTCACCTCGGAAATGGTTTTACAGCCCCATGCGCTGATATATCCGAAAGCGCGCAGCTTCTGACAGACTGATGCCAGTGCAACAGCCACCTCTTTGGTATCCAGCCCCGGCACACCGAGAATACGCGGTTTAACACCGGTTATCGACTCCGCCGCCAGCAGGGCTTTTAGTCCGGTGTACTGACCGTTTTCGTCGGTGGTGCCGATGATATTGGAAACGGTCTGCGCGAGTTTCGTTTCCTCGTCGTCGCCGGTGCCGTCTTCCACACGCACGACAACGGTGACCGGTTTTGACTGGTCAGCGATGGCCTGCAACGATGCAGCCAGCGTGCCTTTTTTACCGGCCTTTGCAATTGCGCTCTGCACATTGGTAATCAGCACCGGTTTATTGATGGGAAAGGTTTCCGCATCCGCATCGCTGGCCGTGCAGACCATGCCGACAATGGCAGTGGATACGGTGGAAATGACGCGGGTGCCGTCGTTAATCTCCAGCACCTGCACGCCGTGATGATAGTCACTCATCCGTTTAACTCCGTGGTTAATGGGTGAGTGGTATTTTCAGTTGTGCCGGAGATGTCAGGCTATTTGTCCCGGTTGGCTAAGGGATGACACAATTTATTCTTTGTCGCTGATGAGGGGAATTTTTTATAGAGCGTGGACAGGCCAATATCAAAAATCAGCGCCACACGTTGACGAGATTCCCCCGCAGCCAGCAACCGTCCGACCTGCTCCCACTCACTCGCGGTGAGTTTCGGACGTCTGCCACCAATACGACCTTTGGCTCTGGCCGCTTCCAGTCCGGCGCGTGTCCGCTCGACAATGAGTTCTCGTTCCATTTCAGCCAGGGCACCCATCACATGGAAGAAAAAACGCTCCATCGGCGTGCTGGTATCAATAGCATCCGTCAGGCTGCGAAAATTAATGCCGCGTTCGCGCAGTTCCTCAACCAGAATGACCAGATGCCGCATACTACGCCCCAGCCTGTCCAGCTTCCAGACAACCAGAGTGTCACCTTCCGATAATGTTCTGAGCAGTTTTTTCAGCCCCGGCCTGTCGGACTTCGTGCCGCTGATTTTATCCTCAAAAATCAGCTCACATCCTGCACACTCCAGCGCATTACGCTGCAATTCCGTATTCTGGTCATTTGTTGATACGCGGACATAGCCAATAAGCATGATGGATCCCCTGAATAAAAACCGGGGATGATGCCAGTTATCCGTAATCTCTGCATTTTCTTAAACGTTGGTTTGGGAGAAGCAGCGAAAATGCCTGCTGCGACAGCATTAGCCAGCAGTGCAGGTAACATCACTATTCCAGTATTAATTGGTGGAGTACAACGAACAGCATTGCTTCAGTGGAAGACGCTATCAGTGCCGCAATCTACCGACGGTAATATGGTCGTTGTTGATGGCTCATGGCCGGTTGCCTTTCCTAATGCTTGCCTTTCCATCAATCCTTCGCTGGTCAATTCTGTGATCTACGCGACTAATGGAGCCCCTTTTGTTAGCGCAGCGATTGTTGACCGGGTCAAATTCAAAGCCGCTTGCGCATACACGAAATCTAATTCAACAGTGGCAGTATGGGGAGTGGGATATTAATGGTCGACTATGTATTCAGCCCGACGGAAAATGCTTTTTATCTTGTGGCACTGAAATATGATTATTTAACTGCTGGCACATGGCCGTCAGACGGCATCAATATAGATGCTGAAGATGCACTGGTTTTCATGGGAAACGCTCCTGAGGGTAAAATGCGTGGCATTGGTGATGATGGGTTGCCTTGCTGGGTAGATCTTCCGTCACCTACGCATAAAGAACAACTTGCTGCGGCTGACTCAGAGAAAAAGTCGAGAATTGACCATGCCAACGAATACATGAACGGTAAGCAATGGCCTGGTAAAGCAGCTATCGGTCGTCTGAAAGGTGAGGAACTGGCACAATATAATTTGTGGCTGGATTATCTGGATGCACTGGAAATGGTCGATATTTCCAGTGCTCCAGATATTGAATGGCCTACGCCTCCGGTAGTTCAGGCCAGATGACATCCGGCGCGGTGCTGGTATCTGTTGCCACCACCGCGTCAATGTAATCCAGCACAGCGTTAAGCCGGGTTGTTTCTGCCTGCGTCAGTTTACGTCCGGCCTGCAATTTCAGCTGAATCAGACTGATGGAAGCCATTGCAGCATCAATCAGTGACTGGCGCTGTGCTTCTGCCGCGTCTACTGCGGCACCGTGTTGTGCCTCAGTATCTGTCACCCATTTTTCACCATCCCATTTATCGTATGGCGTTAACGTGGCGATAGTGGTTGTTTTTTCGGGGTAATCACCCGGAGTTGTGATTTCTTTGGCGTCTCCCGTTTCGGTGTTATAGACGATTTCACCGCGATGGTCTGGCACATATTCCCATGAGTTTAAATCTATCGAACGGCAGATAGCATAACCAGCCTTATGTGTGCCTGGCGCATCTAAACAGGAACATGCAGGGATACCGACACCCACAGCAAGATATTCATTTGAAGTGGAAATATATTCCCGGGTTTCACTATCATAGTTATACACTGTAATATTCCCTGCTTTGGTGGCGATAATCTCGCTATTTAATATGGCGTTATCCATTATGCAGCCCTCACAATATAGTTAAATGCAATATTCCTTGGTCGAACCCTAAAACCAGCCCCTGCGCCTGCTCCAGTTGGTGGCAATTCGATAGAGGGGTATGCTGTTGCAGGGGAATATAAACCTTCACGGGAATCATAATCAGTCGTCATATAGTTAGACGTATTATCAGAAACAGTTTCTGTCGGTCTGGTAACCAGACGATAAGAGCCAGTGGTTGATGACCTGACCAGACCAAAACTTTCAACCAGAGTAGCTTTTTGAAAGCTTAATAATCCCCGACCACTGTCAGCTCCGCGCCCATCATCCCAGCCACGAATAAACTCACCGCGTAAATCAGGCAGTTTATTTGTCGGATAAGCCTTTGCCAGTTTAGGATATTCAACGGCAGAAAATGCCGCACCGTTGCATTTCAGCCAGCCTGTTGGCGGAGTGGCGGAAGGCCACGGAACAGGCACACCCGCGGGTAATGCCGAACCTTCTCCCAAACCAAGGTATGCGAGAAGACCGGCAATATCCTTTCCACTCAAATGAGTCAGCGTCTCATCCAGTGGCTGCTTACCTGACAGCGCATTGTTAATGGTGGTACTGAATTTCGGGTCATTGTTAATGGCTGCGGCAATTTCTTTCAGTGTGTCCAGCGTGGCTGGCGCGCCGTTAATCAGAGCGGTAATAGCGGCCTGAACAAACTCAGTGGTCGCAATCCGCTTGGTGTTATTTCCTGCGGCAGGCGTCGGCGCTTTTGGTTCTCCGGTAAATGTCGGATTATGTTTCTGCGCATACTGGGTATGAGGATCCTGTGCGGCAATGTGGTTTCTCATCTGGTCATCCACATACAGCCTTAATTCCAGGACTTCATCATCCACGTATTTACGGGTCGCCAGTACCACCGACGGGTCGATTTTCAGCGTAATAGCTTCGGTATTCGTGACAACCAGAATCATGCGGATAGTCTGGGTACGACCACTGCCTTCCTGCAACTGCGGTTTGTACGTTTCCGGGCAGTTCGCCACCGCAATGAGTACGCCTTCATCATCATAAAGCCCAATCTCACGGATCCAGAATCCGCCCTCGTTCTCAGGGATGATTTGCTCCGCAATAATCTGGCTCTGGTTGTTCGGGTCAACACTCAGAAGATTCAGCGGTGCAATGCGTTTCTGATTAATCAGTTTTGTCTGTGCCGGGTCTGGTGTCGGCAAGACACCATTCGCATCACCAACGGCCATTTGCGTCAGATTCAGCTTACTGCCGAGCATCGTCGCGTTAGCCAGCCGTGCTGCGCCCTGATTAGTCAGAATGGCGTAGTATTTCACTGTCATGCGTTTACTCTCAGGTTATCAATTAAATGAATGGCCGAGGCCGGGAAATAATCCCCTCCGACAATAATGGCCTCCGGGGTGTAGGGATAAACCGTCAGGGCGTCGCCGTGATAGCATCCCGCACCGGCAAAAATGTTGCCGTTTGTACTTAAACTGATAGCCAGTCCCGTCAGATGGCGGCTTGCCGGTTTTGCATCAGCAACGAGGCGCTCCAGCTCCTGATACATTTCTTCGGTAATACCCTGCTCAAGCACGCCAACAACGATACGGAACGTCCCCGGCTCCTCGTTGAGCTGCCACCACTCCCTTACCTCAATCAGATAGCCGAGCGGCTCCACCACACGCCGGATTGCGCCTATAGTGCCCTTATGGCAGTGAATGAAATACGCATCGCGGATAACAGCGCGTTTTGTCGCTTCCGGCCATTTATCATCCCAGCGGTCAACCGAAAATGACCACGCCAGCCACGGCAGCAGATTTGCCGGGCAGGTATCCGGGTTCCACAGCTCACGAATACTGACCGGCGTTTTTTCAATTTCCGCACAGGCTTTTGCGGCGGCAACTTCAAGCGGTGATGAGCCGGTCGGCAGCAGTCGCGAATCACTCATCCGAGCCTCCGGTCACGACGCGGTATTCGGTACAGAAAGACGCCTGCGTATTGTTGAGCACGATGTCGGCCAGCGGTGCAGCCAGTTCGACACGCTGCACACCTTCCACATGCAAAGCGGCATAAATGGCAGACAGACGGATGTCGCGCCCCAGCCGGTGCTGTGCCGTGATGTATGCTTCCAGTTTTTTCACGGCGGCCGCGCGGATGGGTTCGCTTTCGGGACCAGGGTAAAGGTAAAGCGTGGCGTTTATCTGGTATTCAACAATGGCGGCAGACTGCACGGTCACGTGGTCGGCCACCGGTCTGACGTCCTCGCCATTCAGGGCGTTACGCACCACGGCCAGCAGGTCTTCGGATGCGATACCGTTATTTTCACGTGACAGCACAGAGATGGTGACGCAGGCCGGAGACGGACTGGTGACAGAAATATCGGCGACACGCCCGTCGGCACTGCGTCCATGATACTGATAGGCTCCCACTGACCCGGCGACGCTTAAGCCCTCAAAAGCCTGCTGAATACGCAGACGATAATCGGTGTCAGATTCCATCACTGCCGGTGTCGGCGGGATAGTCGAATCATCTGCCGGGGTGATAATCAGGCGCGTGGTGTTGTAATTGGCACCAATCACATCAAGGTCATTACCGGCGGCACAGGCCAGCATCACCGCCCGTGCGGCCTCATTCACACGCTGACGCCAGATAAGCTCACGATAAGCATTTTCCTCCAGCAGTTTGACGAGAGGCTCAGATTCCAGCGTCAGGGTACGGGCGACCGCCTCCTGCTGGTCTTCCGGGTAAAGGGAAATCAGTGTCGCCTTGCGTTCGGCAAGAATGGTTTCAAAGTCCAGCTCCTCGACCACATCCGGTGCGGGTAGCTGATTCAGGTCGATAATCGGCATGGTTTCAACTCACAGGAATGGTTAACGAAAGTGGCTGGCCGGTGTCGTTGTGCTGACCGGTTAACGTGACCGTCATTCGCCCGTCAAAACTGCGCGCCGTGGTGACGGATGACAGGGTGACGCGGGGTTCCCATTTCAGCACCGCCATGTAACAGGCGACCTTAATCTGCAACTCAAGCGCCGGGGTCTGCGGCTGGTCAATCATTGATGCCAGCAACGAGCCGTAATCACGACGCATCACCCGTGAGCCGACCGGTGTACGCAGGATATCGCCGATACTCTGGCTAATATGCTCAAGGTCAGTGACAGTCAGGCCATCACTGCGATTCATTCCGAGATAACGCGCTGTCATAGAGGTCCCCCTGTTGTGCCGCCACTGTCGCCGGGGTGTTTATGGGTATGCAGTACCTTACCGTTTGATGAGAGTTCACCGCCGGTGTGTTCAATGTTGCCGCGCATCGTCCCGCCCTTCTGCACTTCCAGCGTGCCGGTAATCAGCCTGTTGGTGCAGACCACCTCCGGTGTGTCCAGGGTGACGCGGGTTGATGCTTTCACCATGACCACCGGCACCGTGGCAGTAACAGAATCAGAAGCCGTCACGCTGGCCGTTTTAATTCCGCTTACCGTAAGTGCACTGGTTTCGGGTTCATACTCAATCACCGCCCCGTCAGGGAAACGGATATGCAGGGCATCCGCCGACGCAGACGGCGCGTGGTTATCGCCGGAATAAATCCCCGGCAGAACGAATGCCGTGTCGAGTTCACCGCCCACGGCCAGAATCAGCACCTGTTCCCCCACGGAAGGTGCCCACCATGTGCGCGAACGACCGGCGCGATGGGTCAGCCACTGAAGCCAGTCGGTGCACATGCCGCCGGTCTGCACACGGCAGCGACCGGCGTTAAGGTCGGTTTCGACGATAATGCCGGTGCGGATCATGTTACGCAGTGCGCGCGCGAGTTCCTGAATATTTGCGAGAGTGTTCATAACGGGAAGGATGCCGCCGGGTCATACCGGCGGCAATGTGACGATGAGGTGTCAGGAATGGCACAACTAACGGTCGAGGTGAGCCAGGATAATCTCTTCAATCATCTGCACATCCTCACCGGTAAAGCCGAGCAGAGGACGCGCCGGATAATCAATTTTCTTACCGTCTTTCCGGTTTTCTTCCGACAGACCGAACTGATGCACACTGGCGATTTTCGGTGACTTCCCGCCGTAAAATTCCATTGATGCCTGCTCCGGGCTGGCGCGGATATGCAAAAAACGACTGGTGATAAGTTTCGCAAACATTTTTCGCTTAACACGACCGGTCTTTTTTCTGGCGCTCTGCTGCTGGCGTGGCGCGTAGGGTGTGCCGTCCGGGGCTTTCTGAGCCATCACCCGACGCTGCTGACTCTGTCGCAGACGTTTTGCCAGTTCGGCGCTCAGTCGCCGACGCCCTGACGGTGACAGCGACTCAATCAGTCCGGTCAGCCGGTCTTCAAAACGCTTAAACTCATTCATCCCACTTGCTCACCAGTTCGCCATTGATATAAAGCTCCACCGGGCGGGTGACCGGCTCCGGCGGCGGGGGTTCCGGGATATTCTTCACATGCAGTGCGCCGTCCACCTCACTGACCAGCGTGCGCTCGGTCAGCATCAGGCTGATGCTGATATCAAAGCTGCTGTCATTGTTGATGTCTGCATAAAACGTGAATCCCTTTTTCTGGCCTGCGTCGGTGGTCATGATGTCGGGCTGATTTTCCCGCAGCCACGCCAGCACCGGCACGATGAGCAGGTCAAAATCACCGGTAAAGTCGGTCACAATCACATTGAGCGTGTAACGCTTTTCGAATGACAGCGACGTCGCCAGTGTGGAGGCAATACTCCCGTTATCCACGAATATCCGCAGCATATCGGGGTTAGTTTTCAGCACCGTGACGGCATCAGTCAGCGCCCTGCGCAGGCTGTCGGGTTTGAGCATCGTTTTCGTCCTGACAGTGTTTAATCATTTTTACCTGGCTGGCACAGCGCGCCAGCGCGTTCTCAAGCTGCCGGATATCGGCACTTAAATCACCGTTCGTCTCCGGGTCACTGCCCGGCATCGGGCAAAGGCTCACTTTCGGGCAGGCGTTGTGGACAATCACTGGCGTCGGTGCAGGCCGGGCGCTGGTGCAACCGGCGCACAGCATCAGGCAGGTCAGCACCGTACCAGCGGCGAAAATCTTCGTTCTCATTAAGTAACCTCGTGATGGTTTTCTCGCGCTGTGCTTCACGCTTCGCGGCGTTCTCCAGTTCCTGACGCAGTGCCACCTGCGCCAGCTCGTTTTTGTCTGCCCTGGTAAGGGCAACATGAAGCTGGTTTTTCAGCATGGTGATGGTCGTCTGCTGTTCACTGGCGACGTTGTTCGCCCTGTCCAGCGAGGCGCGCAGGCTGGCGTTTTCATGCTTTGCCAGAAACAGCCCCGCCACCGCCAGCGATAACAACACGACCAGCACAATCATCAGCTTTGACATAATTCCCGCCCCTCAAGACGCTGACGACAGGCTTTACGTATCAGCCGGAAGAACACCGACGCCACGAGATAAATCAGCGCGGTAAAAATCCACCCGGCGGCGACCAGCGCGATAAACGTCGCCACCATCACCACCAGAGCCGCCGCCCGTCTGCGCCACGGCACCGGCTGCAAAAACAGCGCCGTGACAATCTTCACGGCCAGCGATTCCGGCGGCAGCTCCCGCCCGTAGCGTTCCAGCACATACTCAGTGGCATACACGCCGACACCACCGGCAACCACACAGATAACCGTCGCCAGAATCGCCCAGGCAGCGACAAAACTGACGGCCACGCTCTGCGGGTAAATCAGGGACAGTGCCAGCATCAGCGCCAGCGACACGTTCAGCATCAGTGAAAGGGATAATTTCTTCATGGTGTTTACTCCGTTTAAGCCGGTACGCCGCCGGCGGTACGCCAGACGGTGACCAGTTTTTCCAGTGAATGCTCACGCTGACCGTAACCGGCACCCGGCAGGGACGCCCAGATATTGCGACAGCGTGAAATGGCGCGCTCAATGCGTCCCGCCCGGATGTCATCCAGTGCACCGCGTTCGCGGATCAACTGAATGGCGAGCCTGTCCTGTGACAACGGACTGAAATCCGGCAGGGCAAGCTGTTTGCGGTAATGCGGCCAGAACAGGTAAAGCTGCTGATAGCGACCGGAGGCCGTGGATTTTTCACCGCGACGGTTAAACACCTTCGCCGGTCGGCCATGCGCGAACGGGTGGTCACTGTAGTCGGTGAAAATTTCCGGCTTCCCGTCCAGTCCGGTGACTATCACGTCATAGCCCCGGTTTTTCGTCAGCGGATGATTCGCCGTCCCTTCGGACACGGCCAGCATGTCGAGAAAGGCGGCGATATTCTGATGCGTGTTAATTACCGGCATTACTGTTTCCCCCTGCCCTTAAAGCGGCGCTGAATGGCAATCTCAATCACCTGATAACCGGCGATACCCAGCATGGAGCCGATGCCGCACACCGCAGGCAGTGACAGGTCAGGAAACTGCACCAGAACAACACCGGCAACCATCGAGACAAAACCACCGAGCAACATGCGCCCGATAAACAGACGCGGGGTGATGGGTTCACCACCGGCAAGCACCTTGCCGACAACAATCAGCACCCCAATCATGAAAAGCGACAGGACGCTTTTTTCTTCTGCTGTCATGCGTTACTCCCACAGATTGACAGTTTCAGCCACGGGCGCGGTCTGAACGTCGGGCAGTTCGACGGCGGTGCCGTGTGGCAGCACCGCGCCCAGTTCAGCCAGTCCCGGATTTGCGGCGAGCACGGTCTCAACCACGCCCTCAGTGCGCCCGTAATACCGGACACAAATGGCGTCGAGCGTGTCGCCCTGTAGCGCAAAGGTCTTCATCAGATTTGACTCACGATGCAGCGCGGCTTGTCCTGGATACGCGCCACCGCCCAGCGCATATCCCGCCACAGCTCATCAATGGTGCTGTCAATGCTGTCGGCCTTCTTGTCGCCTTTCGCACTGGCATCCACGCCGCGGTAACGCTCATAAAGCGACGCGGTCGCCATCGCACACACGGCGCGCTCGTAGTAAAAAACTTTGATGCTTTCACCGTCGATGTCGTCCGCCGGAACGTCCACCAGACGCGTAAAACCGGCGGCAATTTTCTGTTCGCGGTACTCGTACAGCTCCGCATTCGTCTCCGCCATGCCTGACTTGATAGCCTCACGCAGACGGGCGGGGGCGACGGTCTGCTCAAGGCGCATACGTTCCCGGACGCGCTTCGGGTCGATATCGGGAAAAAAGAACGTGTTTTTAATCACCGGCTCGTCGCCTGCCGGTTGCGGGATGACCACCGTACCCTCACCGGACACGGGAGCCTCCTTTCGCGGAATAATCAGCGTCATCATGACTACCTCTGAAAAGTCGGGCGGTGGACGCCGGTGCAGTGTCAGGTGATTCACCCTCACTGACCGGCGTGCCGCCCTGGCGCGGGGCGCATTCGGTTGTTAACTGGCTTTCTTTTTCGGGCGTCCACGTTTTGCCGGTGTCACGCTCCGGGTCTTACGCGGGGTACGGGTGGCCGCTTTGGGCTGCGGCTCCGGCTTCGGTTTCAGCTCCCGCTCCAGTCGTTCAATCTCTTTTTTGACGCCTGCCTGACAGTCGAGCTGTGTCGCACGTTGCAGGTGAGCCAGCGCACCGGCGGCATCACCACCGTCACGCAGAAACAGACCGGTGATTTTGTGCAGCTTTGCGCGCACTTCATCAGGCATGTCAGCCGTGGCGGTCAGTTCAAGGGTCTCCGTCAGCAGGCGGGTATCCACAGACTCACCGGCAGCGTGAGCGCGCATGGCCGCGAGCGCCACCTCCTCGGTGAACATGTACGGCGGGGTGCGGCGGTGTTTACCCGGCATGGTCAGACCGTACTTCAGGGCATAACGGGCAATCTCCAGCGCACCGGCAATATCGCCGGTATCCAGACGCCACAGCATGACCGTCATCAGAATGTCATCCTGTGCACCTTTGCCCTGCTCCAGCACGCCGTTCACCCACGGCAACCAGAACGGCAGCAGTTCGCGTTTTTTCGCTGCCTTCAGCTCTTTTGAATAAATCGCTTTCAGTGTGCGCTGGTCTGCGGCCAGCTTGACCAGCATCTGCTCATAGACAGTTGCATGTCGCAGCGGGGCGGCTTCCCGCTGCGCGGTCATCGCTGCCGAGACCCGCATCATGTGGCGCTGTGCGGGACTCGTCATCGGTTACGCTCCCGGCTCTGCGGTCGCCTTAGCCGGTGTGGAGAAATCACCGACCTTAATTTTTTCCACCAGGCAACCGGCGGCGTAGTCTTCCACCACGTAATCAATGTTCATTGACTCGTAGTTCTCCACGCGGTCGAGTTTCGGGTTTTCCTCAATCACGCGGCGATGGCTGTCATCCATGTAGTAGATGGACAGGTTTTCCAGCTTTGTGATGAGCATCGCATCCGCCGGGAAGTACGGTACGCGTACCGCTGGCAGGTTGCCGATGCGTTTCTGGCTGATGATGACGTCAGCGGCCAGCATTTCGCTGTTGTCCTGCTCCTTGTTAACGATGGGGAAATACTTGTCCGCCAGTAGCTGACGCCCCACAATCACCACAAGGTCAGGGTCTTCCTGATACCACGGCTCAATCAGGTTGTTGGTCGCATCCATCACCAGTGCGTCAAGGCTGGCATAATCACCGCCCTTACCCACGCGGATGACCTCAGAGGTGGTGTGCCCTTCCTCGTCAGTGACCTTGCTCATCACGCGCGCCGGGGCTTCATTGCGGTATTTCTGCAGCCAGCCGACCGCCACATCCTGCAGCATCGGATTGCTGCTGCGGTCAGAGGTTTCTGCACGCTTCACGCCGTTAAAACCGGCCATGATGAAATCAAGGGACTGGCGTTTGATAATGGCGTTACGGATACGGAGCTGGAAATCCTGATAACGCGCCCACAGGTCCAGCGTTTTGTAGCGGATATAAAAATCGAAGTTAATCTGGTCGCATTCGTACTTGTTAGACGCCAGCTTCGAGAAGTCCTTCGGCTGACGCTCGGTGCCACCGGCGGTGTCGGTGGTGCTGGCGATGGAGCCGGTGACACCGATACCAATTTTTTCCCCTTTCATTTCGCTGACCGGCACAATGTTGATGCGGGTCAGAAAGTCAGAGGACTCCTGCATGGTGTTCATCAGGGTCTGGGTGACCGACGGTTCAACGGTGAATTTTTTCGACACATCACCGGCGTCGATGCCGTTCAGTTCGGCAACACGGGACAGGTAGGCATTAAATTTAAAGCGGGTTTCCTGGCGCATAGTTTTTCCTGAAATTAAGGGTTAATCGTGAAGGTTTTCCCGGACTGGCTGACGCCGGTCAGCAGTTCGTCATCAGGGCGTCACCGCCACCGCCGGTGGCCTTGCTGCGGCGCTGCTGGGTCAGACTTTCGGTGTGGTCGAGACTGTTTTTCAGGCGGGTGAATGCCTGGCTGGTTTCATCCGCCCTGTCAGTCACCTCCTGCTTAAGTGCGGAAAAGGCGGTTTCCACCTCAGCGAGGCGCTGCTCAGTGGCGCTCAGTTTTTCCTGCACATGTTCAGCAACAGCGGTCACCGCTTCATGCACGTCATTCAGACGGGCGTCATCGCTGGCCTGTTTGCGGCCAAAAATGGATTTCACCTTTTCGGTCAGGGCGGTGAACACGGTTTCAGGCAGGTCTTCAAATTCCAGCTCAACAGGCGTTGCCACTGAAATCAGGTTTTCAGGGCTTAATTTGAAGCGGTTCAGAGGGTTGTGTTTTGCCGTGCGGCAGAATTCCAGGTATTCCGTGCCGAGGCTTGCCGGGTCATCGGTGACGGCCAGACCCACCAGATAACATTTGCCTGTATTGGCAAAGTTCGGCTGAATTTCCATTGAGGTATAGACCTTCTGCGCGGCCTTGTTCATCGCGATAAGGTCATCGGTCGGGGTGATTTTCGCAAACAGCGCCCATTTGCCTTTCAGCGCCGAATCATCGTCAATCTTTTCGGCCTTCAGTTCGGCCACATCGCCATAACGTTTAAAAATACCGTCAGGCAGGATGCCGCGCAGATGTTCCAGGTTAATGCGGCAACCATAGACACGCGGGTCAAAGGTTTCGGCCATTTCCTGAATATCCTGCGCACTGATGACACGCCCGTCACAGGTGTCACCCTCAACGCCGATACGAAAGAATTTTGAGACTTTTTTTGCCATTGTCAGGAGTCCTGAATAGTGATTAGAGGAGTCACATGTCGGCATCAGTTTCCCGACGATGCGCATCCTCCGCCATCAGTCCCGGATGGCTTATCACTGACACAACAGCACCTTAGCGAATCGCGGGGCGCGACTCAGTAGCCTTGCCGTGTATTCATCACGGCGAGGTATTCATGACCATCACCACAGACACCACTCTTTTACACGACCCGCGTCGTCAGGCGGCGCTGCTGTACTGGCAGGGGTTTTCCGTGCCGCAGATTGCCGCCATGTTGCAGATGAAACGCCCGACGGTGCAGAGCTGGAAACAGCGCGACGGCTGGGACAGTGTTGCCCCCATCAGCCGTGTCGAAATGAGCCTGGAAGCGCGGCTGACCCAGCTCATCATCAAACCGCAGAAAACCGGCGGTGACTTCAAGGAAATTGACCTGCTCGGACGCCAGATTGAACGACTGGCACGGGTAAACCGCTACAGTCAGACCGGCAACGAGGCAGACCTTAATCCGAACGTCGCTAACCGCAACAAAGGCGGGCGTCGCAAACCGAAAAAGAATTTTTTCAGTGACGAGGCCATCGAAAAGCTGGAGCAGATTTTCTTTGAGCAGTCTTTCGAATATCAGTTGCACTGGTATCGCGCCGGGCTTGAGCACCGCATCCGCGATATCCTGAAATCCCGCCAGATTGGCGCGACGTTTTATTTTTCCCGCGAGGCGCTGCTGCGCGCCCTGAAAACCGGCCATAACCAGATTTTTCTGTCGGCCAGTAAAACGCAGGCGTATGTGTTCCGCGAATACATCATTGCCTTTGCCCGGCTGGTTGACGTTGACCTGACCGGTGACCCGATTGTCCTGGGCAATAACGGTGCAAAACTGATTTTTCTCGGCACCAACTCCAACACCGCACAGAGCCATAACGGCGACCTGTACGTCGACGAGATTTTCTGGATCCCGAATTTTCAGGTACTGCGTAAGGTAGCATCAGGTATGGCCTCACAGAGTCACCTGCGCTCGACCTATTTCTCCACCCCGTCCACGCTGGCGCACGACGCCTACCCGTTCTGGTCAGGTGAACTGTTCAACCGGGGACGCGCCAGCGCCGCCGAACGCGTGGAAATCGACGTCAGTCATAACGCCCTTGCCGGTGGTCTTCTCTGTGCGGACGGCCAGTGGCGGCAGATTGTCACCATTGAGGATGCCCTGAAAGGTGGCTGCACACTGTTCGACATTGAGCAGCTCAAACGTGAAAACAGCGCCGACGATTTTAAAAACCTGTTCATGTGTGAATTTGTTGACGACAAGGCGTCGGTGTTCCCGTTCGAGGAGCTGCAACGCTGCATGGTCGACACGCTGGAAGAATGGGAAGACTATGCGCCGTTTGCCGCCAATCCGTTCGGCTCACGTCCGGTATGGATTGGTTACGACCCGTCACACCGTGGCGACAGTGCCGGATGCGTGGTGCTGGCACCGCCGGTGGTGGCCGGTGGCAAATTCAGAATACTTGAGCGTCACCAGTGGAAAGGCATGGACTTTGCCACCCAGGCTGAATCCATCCGCAAACTCACCGAAAAATACAACGTCGAATACATCGGAATTGATGCCACCGGCCTCGGTGTCGGCGTGTTCCAGCTCGTTCGCTCGTTCTATCCCGCCGCGCGCGATATCCGCTACACGCCGGAAATGAAAACCGCAATGGTGCTCAAGGCAAAAGACGTTATTCGCCGTGGCTGTCTGGAATATGACGTCAGCGCCACCGACATCACCAGCTCGTTTATGGCTATCCGCAAGACCATGACCAGCAGCGGACGCAGCGCCACCTATGAGGCCAGCCGCAGCGAGGAAGCCAGCCACGCCGACCTCGCCTGGGCGACCATGCACGCCCTGTTAAATGAGCCACTCACCGCCGGTATCAGCACCCCGCTGACATCCACCATTCTGGAGTTTTACTGATGAGCAAGAAAAAAGGGAAAACACCGCAACCTGCGGCAAAAAAAATGACCGCCAGCGCCCCGAAAATGGAGGCATTCACCTTTGGTGAACCGGTGCCGGTACTCGACCGCCGTGACATTCTGGATTACGTCGAGTGCATCAGTAACGGCAGATGGTATGAGCCACCGGTCAGCTTTACCGGTCTGGCAAAAAGTCTGCGTGCTGCCGTACATCACAGCTCACCGATTTACGTCAAACGTAATATTCTGGCTTCAACGTTTATTCCGCACCCGTGGCTTTCCCAGCAGGATTTCAGCCGCTTTGTGCTGGATTTTCTGGTATTTGGTAATGCGTTTCTGGAAAAGCGTTACAGCACCACCGGTAAGGTCATCAGACTGGAAACCTCACCGGCAAAATATACCCGCCGTGGCGTGGAGGAGGATGTTTACTGGTGGGTGCCGTCCTTCAACGAGCCGACAGCCTTCGCGCCCGGCTCCGTGTTTCACCTGCTGGAGCCGGATATCAATCAGGAGCTGTACGGCCTGCCGGAATATCTCAGCGCCCTTAACTCTGCCTGGCTGAATGAGTCGGCCACGCTGTTCCGCCGCAAGTATTACGAAAACGGCGCACATGCCGGATACATCATGTACGTCACTGATGCCGTGCAGGATCGCAACGATATCGAAATGCTCCGCGAAAACATGGTGAAGTCGAAAGGCCGCAATAACTTTAAAAACCTGTTTCTCTATGCCCCACAGGGAAAAGCCGACGGCATTAAAATTATCCCGCTCAGTGAAGTGGCCACGAAGGACGATTTTTTTAATATCAAAAAAGCCAGCGCCGCTGACCTGCTGGACGCGCACCGCATCCCCTTTCAGTTGATGGGCGGCAAGCCGGAAAACGTCGGGTCGCTGGGCGATATTGAGAAAGTGGCAAAGGTCTTTGTCCGCAATGAACTTATCCCGTTACAGGACAGGATTCGGGAAATAAACGGCTGGCTCGGTCAGGAGGTCATCCGCTTTAAAAACTACTCACTGGACACTGACAACGGCTGAACATCGCCGCCTGCGGGCGGCTTTTTTACACCCCGTCATCACGCCCTCACACGCTCATCACCGCACAAAAAATCCCGCAGACACACCAACGCCCCAGCAGGCCAAGTAAACGCCTTCACGACGCGCTCAGACGCTGAAAAAATAAAATCAGCACCACCGCCAGCGCGCAGTGCTTTCCCCGCCTCGCCCGCCCGCTTCATGGGGCGGTTTTAATGCAGTTGCATCAGGAAATCAGAGCTCTACCAACACTGGCACGCCACCACATGCTTTGAAATAAAAGCGAATGCAAACTCATGCACCAGTTAGATGCATTAGCACAAAGCTGAAAATCATAAAATAAGCGGCATAATCCCCCTCATGCTACCAAGAAACTCTCAAGATGTTGTGCTAAACATCGATGATCTGTACCTTGTTTTATGGTAAACATATCTATAAGTAATCACACAGATGGAACTAAAATAACTATGGCAAACGATATCATCGAAGCTTTTCCTGCAAAACGTTTCTTTGTAGAAATGTTAACCAGGGATATCGAACTCCAAGATGCTATTCTTGACTTATTAGACAACTGTCTTGATGGCGCTCTTCGTTCCATTTCATCATCGAATGAAGAAATAAACGAAGAAAATAAATACCACGGTTTTTACTCAAAAATAAATTTTAATGAAGATGGTTTTACAATTGAAGATAATTGTGGCGGAATTTCGGGAAGCTTAGCAACAAGCTATGCTTTCCGAATGGGAAGACCAAATGAAAGAGACATAGATAATATCCCAACCATTGGTGTTTATGGGATAGGTATGAAGCGAGCTATTTTTAAGTTGGGCACTTCATCGCAAGTATTAAGTAAAACAAAAGACGAGGAATTTAAAGTTACAATTTCTCCAGAATGGTTATCCAATGATAAAAACTGGAAACTAGATCTCGAACGTGGTAATGTCGATTTAAAAACAACGGGCGTAAAAATTATAGTTAACGATCTCAGAGACGATGTAAAAAACCATTTCAAAGTTGATCGTGATTTTCAACAAAAATTAATCAATTCTGTTTCAAACCATTATAGCCTAATTCTTAATAAAGGTTTCAAGGTCTATATTAATGATATAGAAGTCAAGCCAAATCTGACATCATTAATTATCGATACCGAAGCTCTTGTGTCAGCGAAAAAAGGTGGTATCACGCCTTATTTTTACAGAGGTGAAACTAATGGAGTTTCAATAAAGATCGCAGTTGGATTCTATAGAGATTTTGTGACAGAAGATGAGGAAAATTCATTCCTTACTGGACGTAACACTTCCGAGAAAGCCGGATGGACTATTATCTGCAATGATCGTGTTGTTGTTCATGCGGACAAGACACGTCTTACCGGATGGGGTGAAGCAGGAGTTCCACAATATCATACACAATTTGTTGGAATTGCAGGCGTAGCTATTTTTACATCTAATGAAGCTGAAAAATTACCTATTACTACTACCAAGAGAGGCATTGATGGTAATTCTGATATCTATTTGGCTACTAAAGATTTCATGCGTGAAGGCTTGAAAATATTTACAGATTTTACTAACAGATGGAAAAGTAACTCTCCAGAACGCCAGCAAATGTTTAGTTCCACATCTAAAACAATTCCTCTTACAAACGACAAACTAGATAGCATAGTACCTGAAGATAAATGGTCTCGGGTGCATAGATCCATTGGTGGGAATAGTTTCAAACCAACATTGCCAATACCTAAAGAAACAGACCCTTTAAAGCAAATAAAATTTAGTAGAAGATTGAGTGAGATAAAAACTGTTGCCACTTTCATTTTCGATGATGATTCTGTTCCTCCGACAGAAATTGGTAATTATTGCTTTGAAGATTTTTTAGAGAGGGCAAAAAAATGAGTACTGGGGGAAGTATTCCTTATCATCTTCGACAACACAAAGCTGTCGAAAGAAATCTATTCATTGAGTTGCTCAGAAAACTCAACAACTATGTAAACATATCCGATTATGTTTATATCGGGTTTGGTGGCCCTTTTCTAGAAGACTTCAAACAACTGCATAATGCTTTAAAAATCAATAACATGATCTCTCTAGAGGTAGATGCTAACGTTCATAAACGACAAAAATTTAACAAACCTATATCATGTATTGATTTAGGAGAAGAACCTTTAAGTAGCAGTGAATTTATTACTCAAAGCGACTTCGCTGCACCTTCTCTAATTTGGCTTGACTATGCCATACCAAGCCAAATATATGAGCAAATGAATGACATTGCTCAATTGGTAAGTAAGTTAAAGCCAAAAGATATATTTAAAATAACTTTAAATGCAACTCCTGAAACTTTAGGAAGAGATTTTCAAGAAAGAGACCCTAGGCGTTTTCGATTAAAAAAAATACAATCTTTACTTACTCAAGATTATTGCCCAGTGAATCTAACTGTTGATGATGTCACTTTTAAAAGGTACCCACACCTTTTAATAAAAGCAGCTCAACGTGCCATAAGTATTGGATTAACAGGTAGACTAGATATAATGATCCATCCTTTATGTAATTTTATTTACAAAGATGGTCAGCAAATGCTTACCTTTACTGCCATTGTTCTCGAAAACAGTGATATGCAATTAGATAGCTTCCTTCAAAATTCTCGAATTAATTTTTGGCCCTTTTATTCTGGAGACTGGGGCACCGTCAAAAACATTAGTGTTCCCACGATGTCTTTACGTGAGAGAATCTTTATTGAGGAACGACTTCCTACAAAAGACCATGAAGAAATTACCAACGACCTCGGCTTTTACATTGGAGATGATGAAGCCGAGGCTAATAGTAACCTTAAAAACTTTATTGAGTATTACAAAGTAATTCCGTGGTATTCGAAAGTTCTTCTTTAGAAAACTGACATAATTTATATAACGGTAATAGCATAGCTTCAGCTACTAATGGGCTAACGCTATTACCGATTTGCCTGAAACTATGCCACTTAGTAGGGTGAAACCTAAACCAATCAGGAAAACCTTGTAATCGAGCAGCCTCACGTGGAGTAATAACTCTAGCCTGCGTTGGATGGATCGGCCTAACTGCTTGATAACTGCCCTTATCGCTGCCAGTTCCAGCCCTTAGCGTCGGACAGAAACCATTTGGATTTAACCTCTGAGATCGTGAAATTTTATCAGTTTCGCCAAAAGAGAGTTTTTTATATCTATTAATAACCTCATCTGTATGTATTGTTCCCAAGAAACCGGAGACCAACCCTTTTTTTAATTTTTCTAAAGATTCCGGATCACCAACATTATTCGGAACATTACTCCAAAGTCTATCAAAAAAATATCCTTGCCTATCCATCTTAACTTCACGCCAGCCTTGTTCCTCTTGCTGCCATTCTTTTCTTATAACACGAGGAATACCGTATAAAGCATCTTTAACTAAGGTTTGCTCAATATCTTGCACAGGAAAGAAATCAGATTCTTTTAAACAATTAGCTAATTCCTTTTTGAATCCGATAAAAAAAATCCTAGTTCTAGTTGTAGGAGCTCCATAATTAGACGCATTCACTTTTATTGGGCTCAATATTACATATCGGTCTTTTACTAATGAGAATGCTTTTTCTCTAACTGCATCATATTTTTCATTCATTATCCCAGGAACATTCTCTGCCAAGAAACAAACAGGTGATAACTCGCTCACCAACCTAAAAAAATGAATATACAATTCATTTCTGACGTCATTAGCCATCCCTTTACCAATTGTACTAAATCCCTGACAAGGTGGTCCACCGATGACACAATCAATATTACTAACATTACAAGCTGTTAGAATATCATGAGCAGAAAGTTTGCTAACATCTTTATGTAAATGTGTTGAATTTGGGAAATTAAGAGCATGGGAAAATATTGCATGCTTATCCAACTCAACGGCACCAACCAAGTTAAAGCCTGCCCGTGATGCTCCCAAGCTTAAACCACCTACCCCTGAGTATAAATCAACCACATTCATGTTCAGTTAACCATATATGTATATTTAGACAACAATATTTAATTCTACCATTACTTGAGCTCTTTGCTGAAGTACTCATTACTAAAACCCTGCCACTCATCGACATTACTTGCCACATACTTATATTTTTTATCATCGAATATCACCATCGCACCACGCGCCAGCGCCTCAAGCTCCCATCGCTGTGGCCTGATACCGTTCTGAGCAAGGTCAACGCGGATACGGGTAATTTGCATTCGTTCCGACCGGGTCAGTCTGGCCGATGGCGCTATTTCATGCGGTTTTAACGGGCTTCCGTTTCTTTGCTGACGGTTTGGTCTTCTCAGACCGTGTTTTAATGCACCTCTGAGCGCCCTCACGACCTCCTGGTCATTCCATTTGATAACACCGCCATCTACCAGATTAAGCACTGCTACGGCGTGTTCAGAAGGCGTGGGAGCCGGTGACGAAGTATCACCACCGGTGAGCTTTCCACAGTTATTGACAGGACTCCGAGGCGCGGCGATGCCGCTTTTTAAAGTCAAAGGCTCCACGACCGGAACTTTCGGAACAATGCGCCAGTCCGTCGTTCTGGTGATATGAATATGACGCGCGCCGAGATGCGGCGCGTAAATGCCGACCACTCTCTCGACTTCTTCCTCGTACTCGTTAACTTCATCCGACGGGCTACGGGCAACCCTGACAGTCTGACAATCGCGCGGAACATTTGCCCCACCCTGCGCGCTGATATACAACGCAAAATCACCACTGTCTGCGGCAGCGCGAGCAGCCTCGACGCGTTCGTCAAACTCATCAGCAATACTGACGCCGCGAGGCAATTTGCGTAGTTCACGGTAAGCCCCCATTGTCGGCAGGCCAACCGTTTTAAATTGTGGAATGCGCCACGTTGACGCCCATGCGGTAACAGCCGCGGCAGTGTCTTTCAGCGGCCTGCCGGTATCGTTATCGAGCTGACCATCCAGTGCATAGCCGTCGATGTTTTTTGAAATGTATTTCGCGATATATCCCGCAGCACCGCCCCGGTTAAGGTGTTTTGCCTGAAAACGGTTTCGCGCAGCTCCTCTTTCGTCACCATCCTCTTTGAGCGCATAGCGACGCATGATTTCGATAATCTGATTACGCTGGCGTGGATTACAAAAAAGCATCATATGCCAGTGCGGCGTTCCGTCGTGGTGTGGCTCGACGACACGCAAACCGTAGACCTGTAAATCATTATCCTTGAATGCCGTGCGCATCAGGCTCCAGATGCGGCAGAGATAACGCTGCGCATCCTTTGGATTAAATGCCTCATCGTTCCAGCCGTGATTTAGCTGGACGGTTTTACTTTCGCCTTTTCCGACCTGACGTGTCGGGTGATACTTTGACGGCGCGGTCAGCGTGATAAACATCCCCACATCACCCTCTGCGGCGGCGTAACGCTCAATACCGGCAATGGTGTTCATCAGCTCCATCCGGCGAATTTCAGGATTAGAAATACTTCCCATCACCTTACTGATAAGGTCGATGCGCTCGCCGGTTTCCCTGTTTTCAAGGTCACACGATTTAAGAAATTCCAGATTTGCCTGGCGGCGCGCACGCACATCACGAATGGCATGTTTACTGGCATAAGGAGAACGGTCTTTATTGACCTCCCCGACAGCAATCAGTAACGCTTCATGCCAGCGCATACGTTGACCTTTAAGCTGATGAGTCCACCACTCATCGTTAAACAGGCGGGCAATGGCAGAATATGCCTGCCTCGTGGTCATCTGTCCTTTACGGTATTTTTTCCAGTAAAGCGGGGAAATATTGAAAGCACGTGCAGCGCCAGCAACATGACCATACAGGTGAGCCTGAGCCTCATCCGTAAACAGTGATTCTTTTTCGCCATGCGCATCCACCCAGGCATCGCTGAGTTCCTCATACATCATGAAAAGCTGCGATGAGATACGGGCGGCAAACTTTTTCAGCTCCTTGTCATTCATCCCCGGCAGACGCGCATAATGGTCACGCTCTGCCAGAAACAGCAACGACGCGTCGGTGTTCATTTCATGGCGCTGATTCACACGTTCAATGCGCGGCCATAAACGACGCTGAAAAGTGGATGTGAGGAAATAAAACCCGTGTACCGGGCTTTTATTGCGCCGGATGTAGTCATAGCGTGAAGTAAACAGCGAGCGCAAAAAGTAAGGCAGGCGGTTAATCGTGGATAAAACACCTTGCACCTGACGCATCTCGTCACGTGTAAGGGGTCTTTCGCGCCCGACAGCCTCGCGTGGCGCGTTCCATGCATAAGCACCGGTAAACGCCTTACCGGTGCCTGCGGCAAATGCTGATGGAGGGACAAAACGCCCGGAGGCTTTAACGGCCATATGAGCCAAAAGCCTCTGAACAACGCTTGCTGAGTTGCTCAACCTGCGCGTTTAAATCAGCAAAAGACTTTGCGCTTCCGGTCAGAATATCGTGATGCATCATGCCGGAAACGAGCTGGCTTAATTTCGGGTAATAACCAACCACCGACAGCCATTCCTGACCGGCGTTTTTACCGCTTTCCGCTCTCTTTTTCTCGTGGAGAATAAACTGAAAGCTGTCACTGGTAACGACATAACGTTCGCCAATTTCAATACGAATACTCATGCCGTTCTCCGGTAATGTTTGTTTTTTGCTTCAAAGACTGACTGACAGGAAACACAACGCGTGGCTGACGGATAAGCCGCACGACGGGCAGCAGGTATTGGCACGTCACACTCTTCGCAAACCAGCGCAGAAACACCGCAATGTTTTACCCTTGCCGCGTTAATCTGGCGCTCCAGTAATTCAGCCTGTTGTTCCTGAATGAAATCTACGTTGTCCGGCATTACTAGTTCCTTTTGTCGTTCAGTTTCTTAAATTCATCAGCGCAATAGCTGACGATTTCTGTCGTTAATTTTGTCAGTTCATCCACGGAGGAAATTTGCTTGTGGAATACAGCGCGTTTAACAAGTAAATTGACCACATCAGACAGGAGGTTTAATTCATTCTGATAAATCGCGATAACAGATTCAGTTATGTCGCGTTTTTCTTTATCAAGACAAAGTTGAATAAGAGATAAATCACCATTTTCCATAACGGCGATTTTTAAGGCGTTATTCAGTAATACAACTGAATGAGAACAGGACATCAAAGCACCTCCCCGCGAGACAATCCGATATTGTGAAATTTTTCCGACTCCTGACTGAGCAGCTCGACTATCTCCACGCGGGATAACTCCGCCTTTGTGATATGGCGAATCATGGCGTCAAGATGAGAAGAAAAGCGCGTCGCAGCGTCGGCCTGTGCTTCGGTTCTGGCCTGTTGCAGCAGTAATGCGTATTTACCGCACTGATTTTCAGAAACTGTATGCATGACTTTCTCCAGGCAAAAAGAAGCCCCGCACGATTAAGTGCGTTAAAAACTCTGGTTAATTATTTAATGCAGATATTGCTCTGGTTTTACCGACGTCAGAATTGTCGGTGCATACTCAAACAGGCTGAATAATTCACGTAATGCACGGAATAAGGCATCACGCCAGTAACATGATTCTTCATTAATTCGCCAGTATGGCTGGTTGAATTCTTTTTCAGTCAATCCGGCATGCATAAATAAAGTACGGCGCTGACTGACAGTTAAAAAGCTAATATATGCATACTCACTTGCACCGACCTGACGGCGTTTTGAGAATGCCCCACGCAGTTCATCAATTGCACAAACCAGCCGTTCACGTTCGACGTCGTTCATTTCTTCAAAACGCATCGTTGCGTGACGCTGTTTTAACTGCGCATGGAAGCAAACCGTTAGCCGTTCGCGTTCCATCATCTGATTATAATAATCGCATGTCTCCTGCCAGCGAGGGACGGCCAGATGCTTACCAATTATCCGGCGCATAGCTGCTGGCTGTTTTTCAACGAGATTGAGCGTCATCACTGTCATTTCCAGACCCTCCGGCTTTTCAGAAAGGTCAGAGCCTTTTTTAACGGACTCTGTTTTTTGGTGCGGATAATGATTCCCTTGCGTCCCTTCCCGTGGGTGATGGTGAAGTCAATCGCCCTGGGGCTTTCGTTACGCAATAACTGAGCAATACAACGAGGTTCCGGCATAACTCCTCCTGAAACAGAGCCGGTTTTTAGCCATGTCCGGCACATGGTCTTGTGGTAAGATCGAATCGCCAAAAACAACCAACCACAAAAGGTGTAAAAATGGACAAAAAAACTGTTACTGTATTTCCAGACAAAATCACTATCGATGGTATTGTCAGTGAGGGTAAGATGAGACTACTCGCACACCTTCATACCGACTTAAACCTAAAAAGCGATAATGTTCTTGCAATTAGTATTCAACTCGAGCAATTAAAAAATCTTCATGCTACTATCGGCGAATACTTAGAGCTAAATAAAGAAAAATAATTTCAATCTACTTTGCGCCATGAGTATTTTTGCATTCCTGGCGCATATTTTTCTACAGCATTAATAATACTCAGCGCATCAAATTCGCTATAACCTTTTTCGTCATCCGATAACTTTGATACTCCGTAGTACACATGACCGATAAACCTGTCATTTTCATAACAAGCTCTACAGTATAGAGTCACATAGTTGCGTAATGGGGTTAGCTCGCAACCAATAATAGAAAGATCACCAAAACGCAAAATCTCAAATTTACTTGATTTGCTTCTTTTTGTTTTAGTTGGGGCTTGTTGATTCTGGCTGATTAACGCAAATGACTCTTGTAAATTATTTATAATCTCATTACGTTCATCTCTTTTGTTATTTTCCAGCCTGACACATCCACATTTAATTAAATGCGTCAAAGTCTCAATTTCTGCAGCTCTTACAGGTAAAGCCAGAAAATTAACTTCTTCTTCTAATTTTTTCGCTTCAATTTCTATGTCATCAACTATGGCTGATACGTTAGATTGCCCTTCAATCGACAAAAGTCTCGTGCGCAGCTCGATGATCAACGATTGAATTTTTTTAGCTGCCGCGTTTCCTACTATAGTGTTCATAACATGCCCTCACACCATACGCCCTAATTTCGACTTGCTATAACTAATGCGGTTCTTCCAGTCATGCCACTCTGTCGGAGCTTCATCGACTAGTTGAGCTGCATACTTGTCCCACTCACGTCGATTAATCCATAACTCAGCGTGACCGCCCGGCTTTAACGGGTCTGTCATATAGAATGCTGGCAGCTTTCCAGCTCGTGCCATTTCAGCCACCGCACGAGGAGTCTTACCGATGTAAAGAGCAAAACCCTCTTTCGACAGTAAATCTGACGGATCCGCAGCCAAATTAATGGAATCACGCTTGTTTTTTTTAAGAGCAGAAACTTCTTGTCTTTTCTCGTCACAAATTTCAGATCCGACATTCATTTTGCTATCCTCACATTGATGTCAGCGATCTAGAGCGATTTAGAGTCGTTAGATGCTGATAAATCATATCAACTATGCAAAAGAATACGAGGTTAGAGAATTTATGTCAACTGACACTAGCGAACGTTTGAAGCTTATCCGTGAGTCTGAACGTCTGAAAATGAAGGAGGTAGCTGAACTAGCTGGCATCAACTACACCACATATGCAGGTTATGAATCAGGTAAAGCTATGATGTCCCTAGAAAATGCTAAGAAGTTTTTTAAAGTAGAAAGGTTCAGAAAATACCGTGACTGGTTCATGTTTGATGAAACTGATCCAGCAGCTGGACAAATAGCCCCGGCTCTCGCACACATTGGGCAAGACTCAACAATCTTGCACCACTCAGACCAAAAGACTGGCTGACGATTTATTCAGCATATGTGTGCAGTAAATGTACGATAGAAAATTGCATTAATTTTCAAGTAGTAGAAGTAAACAGCGTCATCGGAGGGCTTTATGTCTATTAAAAAGCTCGATGATGGTCGTTATGAAGTGGACGTCAGACCGCAGGGTGCAGATGGAAAACGTATCAGGCGGAAATTTAAAACTAAAGGTGAAGCTCAGGCATTCGAACGTCATGTGCTGGTTAACTACCACAACAAAGAGTGGTTAGAGAAGCCAGCCGACCGCCGAACTCTTACAGAGTTGTTAGGCAGATGGTGGATCTATCACGGAAAATCACATGAGCGTGGAGATATTGAACGAGGGCGTTTAACGACAATAATCGCCAAATTTGCAGAAATGGGAGTGTCCAGAGCAGACCAGCTAACAAAGAAAACGATAACTGATTATCGCGTTGTAATGATGAACGATGGTCTAAAACCAGCCAGCGTAAATCGGCATCTGGCAATAATGAGCGGGATGTTCACCAAGTTAATTGACGCCGGTGAATACCACTCTCACAACCCGTTCCGTGAGGTGAAGCGGTTACGTGAAGCTGTTACGGAAATGGCTTTTTTGTCCAGTGAAGAGATTACGCGGCTGTTATCCATGCTTGATGGCGATGAATTAAATGCAACGCTGGTCTGCCTTTCTACTGGTGGACGCTGGAGTGAAGTGTCTAATTTAAAAGCTGAACACATCATTAACCAGATGGTTACGTTTATGAAAACTAAAAACGGAAAGCGCAGGACAATTCCCGTTTCGCAGGATCTGATTAAACGGATCAAGACCAAAAATTCAGGCAGGCTTTTTAATGCCAGTTACTACAAAGTGCGTAACGCTCTCCGGGAAGTAAAACCCGATTTACCTGACGGACAAGCAGTACATGTTTTGAGGCATACATTTGCCACACATTTTATAATGAATGGAGGTAACATAATCACATTGCAGCGCATCCTGGGTCATTCTAACATTCAGCAAACTATGACCTACGCACACTTTGCACCGGATTTCTTACAAGATGCTGTGACTCTTAACCCGGTGTCAGGAATGTCCATAATGCGTCCATAA